CTGTGGTCGTATAACTGAAGCCTCTTTTCTGTAGTTTGGCGTTTCCGCAGGTGGGGCATCCAGTGGAATTATACAGGTTACGATTAGGATGGTTTCTACCAAGCCAAGGGAGCAAACGCTCATAGACTTTCTCCAATAGAATAACGTCTTGTTTGTTGTACTTCTCCATCACTTTCCAAGCATCAGGGTCTTTGTTCATGCACTTAACCCAGAGTTGATAGCCCTCATGCGATGCCTTCTTGCCAAGGTCGAGCCTCTGTGCGATATGGTCTAGCTTATTGCTTGCAAAACGAAACTCTTTACGAACTACCTTTAGCAAGTCAATCTGCTTATACGGAGCAGGCGGTGCTAGATGGTGCAGCAGGAACTCCTTGTTCAGCACAGGAATGTCAAAGCGAGTGCCATTGTAGTGGCATACTGCATCGGCTTCAGAGATCAGGTCATGTATCTTACGAAGCATGAACTTAGGCTTTGTCTCTTGAACAGAAGAGAACATAACCTCTTTAGAGCCGTACCACTTAGCAGCCCAACACAGAACATAAGACGACTCTAACAGATGGTCTGGGCTGATGTACTGGTCACGAAGGCCCCAAATATGTGCAGTGTTGGGGCTTGTTTCGATATCAAGCATCAGTAGTTTCATTGGTCATCCTTGTTTAGTGCTTCGATGTAGTCCTCTAAGATTTCATCAGTATTAATTTCCCTGTTGAAGAAGTCTTGGAAGAGGCACTCGTGACGCAGGCCTTCAATGACTACCCGCTTGCGGACACCTTCAAAGCCGGTGTGCTCAAGGAACTTACAGAACTGCCACAGAATGGTTTCCCATGTCTGGTCATCGGCGAACTCATGGAAAGACTCTATCGTTGTCTTTGACGGAAAAGGACTGTTGCTGTCGTCTTCAAAGTCACCACCTTCATAGATAAATCTAAAACTACTCATTGCTGGCTCTCCTTAATAGTTCAAAAAAGTAAACACAATCTACCACAACCAAGGGCTTATCTCTGTTTTGCTTGACAACGACAACTGGTTCGTATCCTCCTGCATTTGCTTTTGCTTGTTCATAGAATCCGTAAACAGAGATACTTGCTCTGGACTTGCATTCCAGACTAATTGGCAACTGCCGTCTGGCTGCTGGACTGAGTAGCAGATCCTCCCCCGTTGCGCCCATACTAACTGAACGGACATCATCTTGCTCTAGATTGAACTTTGCTAGGATTAGGTCCCTTACGGCTTGTTGCAGGACTCGCCCTTTTGCTTTCGCTGACGATGGCTTCAAAGCTGATTTCCTTTCTGTTTTTAATCCAAGCCTTTGGTATGTGCATCCGGGCATTGCTGCTTTCCATGCTGACCGTGCAGGCGATACAGATGGCTTCTTCTGTTTCACCAACAAGCCAACCGATGCTTTTACACGCATGGATTTCTGGTTTGACATTCTCTTGCCATTCGACATCAGCTACGGCATCCACCCACTCGATATAGATTATCGGGGCTTTCTCCAAAGTTGATTTGGCTTTCTTCGTATCCATAGTAACTGCGCCTGTTCGCATAAGTATTCCTCGTTGTTGTCATAAGCCTTCAATACTGCCTCATAGAGTTGGTCTTCAGTCTTACAGCCCTTTAGTATCTTCTCAGCCTTCTTAGGGCCTATTCCATGCAATCCCGGTATATTGTCAACACGGTCCCCAGTGAGGACTTGTGTGTAGAAATTATACAGGGTGTCATCTTCATCCACCCAAAACTTCTCATTCTTACGCATATTGTAATGCCAGCCACGAATCATGTTCAGATCCTTGTCTGTCGTGCAAATGATATAGTCTTCAGGTTCCATAGAATAGGCAGCAATACCAAGGGCATCATCTGCTTCCTGATACTGCTCCACAGAAAACCCCCAAGCCGAAGTCAGATAATCCCTAAGCAGGTTTAAATGCTTTGGCTTGTCCTGTGTCCTAGTTCCCTTGTAGGGCTTAGTCTTTGCAATACTGATGCGGAAGTTCTCATAGCCGGTAATAAAGCCTTCGGCATCAGAACAGTCAGCGTGTATGTAGACTAAGTCTTCCAAGTACTCTGAGCACTTTGATAAGGCGGTCTTTTCATCGTAGTCCTCACAGCCAGCAGCTACTGTGTAGGCTACGATGTCACCGTCTACCAAAGCAATCATTACAGGGCTTCTTCCGTTACTGGAGCGTCTTCGGCATCATAGGCGACCAGGTTATCAATGGTCATCTTGATTAACGAAGCAGACAAGCCTTTCTTGTTCTTGAAAGCCCACTCGTAAGTACCGACAACAGCAGTGCCTGAAGAGCCGTTACCGATGGCTACATCGATCAGACTAGCACCAGTCTTATCAAAAATCTTGTCCATCTGACGCACAGACTTGCAAGTAATGTAGAAGCCTTTCTCTGGCTTGTCTTCACGCTTGCGTACTTCCAGGCCAATGCCCTCAAGAGCCTTGACTGCATTCTCACTGAGATTGGTCAATTCAAGCTGATACTTGTTAGACATCTCGTTGAGTTTATTATGGTTACACCACATAACTGTGGCTTTAACTGTAACCGGCTTTGCATCACTCATATAATTCTCCTTTTAGGTTAGTGAGTAATTTTGTTAGACTTCGGTTCTGCTGCTTCAGAAATCATTATACAGGCAGTTTCTAGTATGTCAAGCATTTCTTCATATTTATTTGTTAAATCTTTACTATAGGCTATATGGATAGCCCCATCGATGACCGCTATCATCATGGCAGACTCTGGGTCTCCAAGGTCCTTAAAGTCGTCTAGTGCGTTTGACACCAATTATCTCCAATCTTGTATTCGCCGTCCAAGGGGCAGCGTAGTTTAAGGGTCCTGCCTGCTTTTCTGATGCTCTCTACTGCTAAAAACCCTACTCTTTGTGCGTGTTCTTCCTTGACTTCTAACTGGAACTCGTCATGCACATTGACCACAAACTTAGCATCTAGGTTGCTCCTGCGGATACTCTCGTCTAAAAACACAAGAGCCTGCTTCATCACTATCGCACCAGCACCCTGTAAAAGTGTGTTGAGGGCTGCGTGTTCGGAGCGAACGAATAGCCTACGTCCATCAAGACCCGGTAGGTGCCCTTTATCGGAGAGTTTGTCAACCGTGCTGCGAAGAGCCTGCAAAGCTGGCGTGTTCCTAAGAAAAGAATCGATGAGCCTTTGCCCTTCCTTGGCTGAACCACCAACAATCGACCCGATTTTGGTAGCCCCTGCGCCATAGAGGAATGCATAGATAAACGTTTTGGCTTGCGCCCTTGTAGATAACCCCGCAGCTTGCTGGTTCTTGGTATGTACATCAGTTCCCAAATCCTGCGAACCTTCCGTGACCGTTTTAACATAATCCTGATCTTTCATGTAGTGAGCCAACATACGCAGTTCTAACCCGCTTGCATCAGCACCAACCAATTTATAGCCCTTTGGCACGGTAAAGAGGCCACGGCAGTCCTCACCATAGGGAGAACCCACGGAAGGCACCTGAGCCATGTTAGGGCTGTGGTGTGTCATTCTTCCCGTGACTGCTCCGTTGGTGATGACTTTACCGTGAATCCTGTGGTCGTCTGTCGTATTCTCAATCCACGACTCAACCATAGCCACCCGTTTCTGAAGCAATAGGTATTCTGCGATTGCTTGGGCCTCTGGAATATCAACATTTGCAAGAGTTGATTCATCGACAATCACTTGACCTTTTTCGGTGTGCTTGGTCGGCTTCCAACCCTTTTCTTGGAGGCGCTTGGCGATTTGCTGCCTTGAGCCGGGGTTGAAGACCTCGATATCGTCCTTGAGTTTTTTTCCAGTTTTCTCTGAATAACGCTCGGTTGTGATTGGAGGAAAGATGAACTGTAGGGATGCCTCAATTGTGCCCATTTTATCTTTAAGTCCTGCCAGAAGTACCATAGCTTTTGGCAGATCGAATTTAAAACCGTTTCGCTCTTGCTTATAGATGATGGCTGCGACTTTGTGTTCGAGGTCGATACTTTCTTGCGAGAAACCATAGTTGTCCTTCTCCTTTAAAAGTTCAAAGTAAGTTAACTCCAGTACTTCTACATCACGCCTGCAATACTTCTCAAGCAAACCCATGTGTGGCTGGTCAAACGGTAGAGTGCTCTTCTTGTCAAAAGAGAGTTTGTTGATCCTGTGCCATACCCTCTTGTAGTCTATCTTCTTCCTTCCTAGCCTGTTGCCCCAGCTTTCTAGGCTGTGTCCGCTTTCTCTGTTTGGACTCATCAGCCTTGACATGACTAGGGTGTCTATGCACATCGACGGAGTTATCTTCGTATTCCATAGCCTGTTCAAGATTGGGAAGTCGAATGTGATTCCGTTGTGCGCTACTACTTGTGGTTGTGCCTCTAACATTTTTAATAAAGTGTCTGCCTTGTGATGACATCTAACTTCTCCGCTTCTTAGTTCCTTTGTTACGCATAGGTGGATCTGGCTCAACTGGGAGTTTGTCTCTATGTCCAGGAAAACTATCGACTTCTGTCCAGCTTGATTCATCTTCGCTCTTCTTTAGTAATTTGCCGTCATCTGTTAATAGGTACAACGTCAGGACACCACTCTTATTTATTACGCTTGTAACGCTTATCGGCTTCATTTGCTATCCTCCTTAACTCTGAAGCTGCTACCACAAATGCCTTCTGTGTATCATCCATCGTAGGCCACTGCTCAATCTCTGACATCAGTCTAAAGCAGGCAATACAATATACACCTGTTTTATCAACTTTGCAAATTGTTTTACAGGGCGACATCGTGTTCCTTTACAGCCGTCAACGGCACTTGATAAAACAACTCACCGGCAGAAACGTACTTATTATAAATCTCTTTGACCGGCGATGTCAAAATATCTTCTCCTCTGACAATAAAAACCTTAGAACAATCGTCATTGAAAACCATGAATAGGCATCCTAACTTTGCAAACTTCTGTTTCCTAAACGGCACCTGCAAAGAATCAAAAGCAAACTTATCTTTCCAAGTATGCTTTACTTCTACCTCTACAAAAGAACCGTCTTCTAAGACAAGGTCTGGACCATATTTGTCTGTATTGTCAACTGCCTTCTGACCTTGGGACAATAGAAAGTCCTTAGCTGCATCCCTGGCTCTGAAGTCGTTTTGTCTGAATAACTCAGGATCAAACTTTTTCGGTAGACTCATTTTATTGTGTTCTTCAGGTTCATCAGTTCTGTATTAAGCCGAAATACCAAGGCATCCAGTGTGCGGTTCTCATCCTCAAGCCTTTGCATCCTAGCCCTCATCATAGCGTTCTCACGCTCTAAGTCGGCACAGTAGGCAGACACATAAGCATCCAAGTCAGCCTTAGTTTTTATGTAGTCTAATGGGTTGTAAGGACTAAGTTCAACCTCATAGGGCACACCAGACACTCGTTGCTTAGACATTTAATCCTCCTTATAAGCCAGCCAAAGGGCGAAGATAACGACAAATAACAGAAAAAGCAGGTAGTTAGTCATTTTGTAGCCATCCAATAAAGACCTACGTTAGAAAAGGCATAACCGGCATACACCACCAGAAGAGCAATGTTGCCCTTCATGCCCTGTTCTGCTGCAATGTAGGCATAGATGCAGCCGGTTACGATGATCAACCAGCTACTCATGCTTGCTTCAGCAGTGCTAGGCAGTCTTCAAAGGCGTTCATCAGTGCCTGTCTTTGGGCTTCATGGTCAGGCGAGAACTTGCCCTGTGCCTGTCGCAATTCAATGAACTCCAGCGTCAGTGCTTCCAACTTCTTATCTGCTGTCATAGCAGGAATGGGGCTGTCATCAGTAAAAATAAGACACTCAACATTACCACTATCGCCCAATCCAACATAGGTATCCACCTCCAGTTCTAGTTTCATTTTAGATAGTCTCCATAGATTTTTAGAAAGTCCATTACTTCACGCTTTGCATCAGAGTCGAGCAAGTGCCCATAATCTTCAGGATGATTAAACTTGCTAATCAGTTTAACGGCAACCTTGATCTGTGCTGTCAGTTCCTCGTTGACCTCTTCAAGGTCTTTGATGCGCTCTTCTAGCTGCTCAACAGCACTATAGTCAACGGTATCGTAGTCAGCATCGTTCCAGTAGTCATAAGAATATTCAGTCATTTCAAGCCTTTCAGTATTGATGATATAAAAGCAAAGCAACCTATCAGTAGTGCGGATGTCATAGTGCGGCCTCCGTTATCTCATTCATGCGGCCTGTGTGCTTGTCGTAGAGAACGGCACAGGCTTTACCAGTCTCTCCGCTGTATCGGTTCTTGATAACCCTGACCCTAGTGGTATTCCTCTCGATTGGGTCTTCATGCTGTGCTGCTCTTTCCAATCCTAACACCATATCAGCCAATTGTCCAATGCTTGCTGAACCCCTTAATTGGGACAGACTAGTAGATGCACCCTCTTCATGGCCTTTGCCCTCTGGCCTGCGGAGATGGGACACCACAAACAAGGCCACCCCTGTCTCTTGCACAATCATTCGCAGCTTGGTCATAATCTCATCAATGGCCTTGCGCTCATCTCCATGATCCTGAGCAGACACCACGATAGACACATGGTCTAGCAGAATGTACTTGCAGTCTAGTCCTTTGGCAAAGTATCGAACCCGATTGATGATGTTGTCGATTGCGGTGCTACCAAAGCAGTCATAAAAGAAAAGCCTATCAGAGCCAAGGGTCTTATCAAAAGCTTCCTTCTTAGCCGATTCTGTTGCCTCAGTCTCTGCCAAGTGCAATGGCTTATTGATCGCCAATGACA